AATTCGATGAGGCTATGCAAAACTTAGTTTGGCGTGGGCTCACCTGTGGTTCTTACGTGGGGGAACATAAACATCGTATTTTCCTTAAACGGAATTACGACCCTGTGACTCTCCTCGACGGTTTCCTAAAGAATATTTCATTAAACCCTATCACAACGGCGTGGGAACTTGTTCCTCTGTCTTTCGTGGTAGATTGGTTTGTGAATATAGGAGACGTGTTGGCCGCGTATACGGGTCCATCACTTCACATTGGTGAAGGTTGCACGTACAGTATACAACGGGATCTCAAGTTTACACTTAAAGCTCCCAATCCAGTTTACGATGTTAAGATTCAATCTTATCGTCGTAAAATCATCGATCCTTCATCCCTTGCGGGATTCAGTCTCAACTTCGATCTTCCTTGGAAACGCAAACTCGATGCTCTTGCACTCGGGTGGGCTTTTACACGGGACGATTGGACAAAACTTCTATTAAAAAGGAAGCCTTAATATGTCTAAACGTACTCTCCGTTTAACCGCGTACACCCCTGGTTCAGTCCAATACGCGGACCCAAATGATATCCGAAACACTTTACGTGTTAAGGGTTCATTGACCCCTAAAGCTGTCGGTTCAGCTACTGTTCAGAATCACCGTGGTGAAATCATCATGAATGAAACTGTACCAGTGAAAATTTCCGATTGTTCAACTCCTCCTGTAGTATCGTGCATCGGCAATGAAATTGTTTCCGCTCGCATTACACTTTCTGGTTCTGTTGGTAATAATGGTGCCTTGAAGGTTCTGTTAAAGAACGCCTACGACAATGCCATTGTGGCTATTGATGCGGGTTTCCTTAACGGTTTTCAACCTCCGTTAGACACTGTTTACCTCATTGGTGACGGCGCTTAAGCGTGGTCTAACCAATCCCAACTAAACCTCACCAAGGAAGTTAGCTAATGATTGATCAAATCAACAGCATTTTGGAGCGTTTCAAAAATGAAATCACTCGTTTTTACCCTGATGATTTTGGTAGCAGCATGTTACATTTGGACCCTGACAATCAAGTCGGGACCACAATCAAACACCGCATTGCCTCCAAGTTCATCAACCCAATCAACGCAGTACCTGAACGGGAATTGATTAATACGTGTTTTTCTAACTGGATTTCGTATGACCAAGGTCTGAAGTCCGAGCCACATATGTGGTCCGAAAAGTACGTTTTATACAATGCCCGGGTTCGACTCCATAATTGGTTGAGCTCGTTTTCCTTGGATCTCAGTAACATCGAGATTACACCAGGGGAAACTTACTTAACTGCTCATGGAAAAACTTCTATTGTTGAAAAATTGTCCAATAAAAAACATTGGACAATCACAATGGAATGTGTCGATGATTTCGCCCGCCTTTGCTACAACAACCTTTGGTTGAAACGTGTTGCACGATCGTTCTTTGAAAGAAGATCACACGAAAGTGAGGCCCGCTTGTTTCTTCGATTCTCTGAATCCAAAGACGCAGGCTTCCAAACTTTCCGTTATAAACTTTTAACGGACGTTTTAACCATCGTACGCGGCAGTCGTAGTTCAACAGTTCCTAAGAACTGTACGGCTGTTCGTTTTATTAATGTAGAACCACTCTGCAATGTCATTTTGCAGCGCTGCCTCGCTCTTCGCCTTCGTGCGACTCTTGAGTCACTCGGAAACAGCTTAGAAACAGGTCAGGCTGACCACAAAGTCCTCATTGCAGACTCCAGCTATAGTACAATAGATTTTTCCAACGCTAGTGATAGTGTTGTGAATAGTCTCATTGACTTCTTCTTTCCCGCAAAGGTTAGTCGAAAGTTAGCTCAGTATCGTAGTCCAATGGTCTTGATTGACGGGGAGTTTCATATTCCCAATAAGTTAAGCTCCATGGGTAACGGGTTTACATTCGAGGTGATGACCATTTTGTTGTTGGCCATCGCCCGTACGCTCGACGATACTGCTCGTGTATACGGAGATGATGTTATTATTCATTCTCTCGTTGCCGAGCAATTCGTGGCATCCTGTTATGATATCTGTTTCAGGGTGAACCCAAAAAAGACCTTCATTCACAGTAAGTTTCGTGAATCGTGCGGTG